TCTTACCTTAAACCTTTGGCATTGGAATACGCTAGTTTTAGTTGTGGTTTTGCGTATCCATTTAGTGAGAGGTCCGTTAAAGCCCATACCATAGCATCAAGACGGTCTGGTGAGCCTATGGACCCTAGAGGTTCCCACTGTACCATCTGATCTTCTAAGTCGTTAAGTCCCTTGACATGCTTTACTTTGCCTTGTTCGTATAGTGCAGACACAGGTTCAGCCCGTGCCATCTTACCACGACTAGCATGTACTAGCTTAATCGGGACGTTTTCATCTTCTGTTTGCAGAGTATGACGGACCATATCACCACCTTGGTTACGTTCAGCGACAATCCTGTCAGCCATGTGTTCGTGATATAGTTCTATAGCTTTAGCTGCCCACTCCTTGGGACTGTAACGATCTGTGTGATCCTCTAGTACGTAGGCTGTACCATCCTGATCTATACCTGCCACGACAATACCAGTCATGTCACTATCAGTTTTATTGGTTACAGCAGGGTCTACAGACACGACAATACGAGACAGAGGTGGTACCTCGTCCCGATCTACTTCACACTTGAAGAGCAACTCACGGTTCCATAAGGCACCAGAGGCTTCATCTAATATCTCTGCATATAATTCTTGCCTACCAAGTCTTGTACCTTCGTAGGTCTTTTTGACCGCATCAATGAACGTATCTGCTAAGTTTGCTGCGTTATCAAACGTAGAACCCTTAGAAATAACCGTTTTGGGGTCAGATATAATATTTCTTAGTAATTTTGTAGTTTTTGGTGTAGTTGTGATAAAAACTTGCGGTTTACGACCCAATCTGAGTCCAAACATCATCATATCCCAAGTTTCTTGTGCATTTCGCCAAGCACACAACTCGTCTGTCCATGCTGAGTAAGCCTGTGGACCACGAAGACGCTCTGGGTCCTCTGCTGAGAAGAATACGGCCTTACTACCGTTCTCCCATGTCAGAGTATTGTTAGTAGGGGACCAGACAGGAAACCCAATGTGTTTTCCTCTGTAGGTCTTATCACCCTTCCAACAAACATTAAGTAATCCACTGTCACCCTCAACCATAACACGGCGAACATCACCTTTAGTAGGAGCGACACAATGTACGATCTTGTCACCTTTTTTGATCCTGTGTCTTACCCACTCAGCACCTGCACGGGTCTTACCCCAACCACGACCAGCTAATGCTAACCAAGCATTCCAATCTCCTGTTGGTTCTAATTGTTCAGGTCTAGCCCAGAACTCCCAGTTATACCGTAGTTCTTCTGCCTGTGCTGGCCCTAGTTGTTTGAGTATGTCTGCAACTTCGTCGTCGGGTAACTGACGAAGATCATTCGCTGTTATCGGGAGTGTCATTCTTTTTGCCTAAGAGTGTCATCAAGGAGTCGATTGCTCCTGTGTCCTCATCGGCATCAGCAGGGCCTTCAACCTCAATGTTTGTTTGCGTTGGTGACCAGCCGCCTTTACTACGGAGATAAAACTCAGCAGCCTTAAAGTCGCCATCTAGTGCCTGTTGGATCACGACAGAACCAATTTGACCTACAATATCTGCACGTTCTTGTGCAATAGTGTCACCATACAACTTATAGAATGTAGCTGAACTAGAGGGTGCTTGTTGATACTTCTGGATAGAAGCCATAATGTCCTTAACAGCGACACCATTCCTAATGCCTGTACGGACAGCTTTTGCGATAGTTTCGCTATACTTTAGTTTGTCCATTTAACCACGACACCTAATTAAAATAATGGGAAAGCTGTATAGAGGTACTATAGTAGAACTTTAGTTGTAATCTATATTTGTAATATGTGGGTAGTTTTAACTTACGTATATACTATAGTATAGTACCTCTATACTGATATATAGTAACTTTTTTATCACACTGACAACTTTTTTTTATAACTTTTTTATATGTCGTTGTAAACAAAGGATTCTTTTTTGTTGTACATAGGGTGTCATCGGGATTACTAGTGTTGCATAAAAGTCACACTTTGGAATTTTTTAGTTTGCAGATGTAGGTGGTTACGCTTGCCGCCCCGAATCACCCGTGGTAATTCTGAGGGTCCCACAAATGTTATGTCAAGGGGTTGACAAAAGTTTTTCTTGCGCTCGGACCGATTCGGCGCAGGATTCTTCAGTCTGTTGCATTAATGTCACACCGTAGAAGTGTTACAATATAACACAAGATAAACCACGGAACACAAACGAAAAAAGACGACTCCGAAGAGTCGCCAGTTACACGGGAGTCATGCTTGTGAAATTATCTAGTGTTTCGGATAGCTAACGTTCGGGACTGATGCATCCCAACACGCCCGACAATCACCGCATTGATTGCCTTGTGTACGGGCTGGACAAGCGTACCCAATAGGGGCGTTATGCTTGTGTACGGTACTAGTGTTGGCCCCTTTAACAGGCTTAGAGTCCACCATAGGCGCAGACAATCGAACGACTAGGTTAGAGGGAAAGCGATTGCACGGGCGCAAGGATTGCCATTTGCGCACAAGTTGCAATTCCCTAGTCGGTAACCAGTGCTTAATTTTAGGCGTAGCGCAAGCGACCGCAACTATTGCGTCAAGTTGTTCAACGGAGTCCAAATCACCAGAGTCAAACCAACGGTGAAATTTCTCGCCCGTCTTATCTGCGATACGTTTGATTTGAAATACGCAAGCGTCAATCCATTGGGCGGGATTCGTCGCTATCAATCGTGTTGCCTTTTCATAGTTGGCGTTCCAACCCTTATTCACACTAGGGCGCAAGCGTTGGATTCTACGGGCATAACAAGACTCGCATACTGATCCTTTGACGTTAGCCAAACGACTCCCAACTTTGCAAGCGAAAGAGTCTTGGGCGAAAGTTGATCCTGGCATTTTGGTATTGCCTTTGGATATATTGGCGGACTCCTTGGCGGCTTTAAGCGTTAGGGCATAGGGGCGGTTTTTCGTTAGCGTTGACATTAGTTTGACTCCGTATTGATTGCGCTGCGCAATAGTTCCAAAGAATTGATAAGCGAGTCCAGATCGTTTCCGAATCCGTATATCTGATCATAATTGTCGATATTGGCGCACTCTTGCATCACAACTTGACCATCGGCCCAATGCTGAATTAAAGATATGTTTTGGCCTTTATAGGTCAATTTGATTTGGTTGCGTTCGATCTGATCCATTACATTGACTCCCAAAATACAATCGTTAGGACGCTAAACGCCGCAACAGTAGCGCACAACATGGCCGCAATCGCTTCCGCTGTATCAAAGACAAAAGGCGCAAAGCAAACGACCACTAAGGTGAAACACCAGATCAAAAAGGCGGCGGTTTGGATCATAAAGTTTTTCATGGTTTTGACTCCGTTTGTTTGTTTATAAGTTATTTTAACAATGGGGTCACTGATTCGCAACCCCTAAGTTAAAGCAACTATCCCGCAATGCGATGGAATTGACGCAAGGCCTTGCGATAGTTGCAAGAAACTGAAAGCTTGCCAAAATGCGCCCCAATAGTTGCGGGGCCTTTGGTCAATTCATAGCGGTTTTTGATCTGACGTTTACGGGCAATGCCTTGGATTGAATTGAGAATAACAAAGCGGAAACCCTTTGTTCCGTCGTTCAATGGTGCGGTTTTGATTAGTGATTTAAACATTTTGTGACTCCTTTGTCGGTTGTGATGGTTTGACGTTACGCTGATTCGTTTACTGTGTCAACTAGTTTGGGATTATCTGAATATGAAAGCAAAGCGTCATTTTCGCCTTTTGAGGTATGGATAAGAGTCCATCCTTCAGACTCTAACATTGCCTTGCGCTTTTCTGCGGCCTCAACTGATTTAGGTTCATTCAATCTGATTGTTACGTATCTAAACATTTTTGACTCCGTGGTTTGTGTTTCGATGATTTGACTCTGGACTGATTCGCAATGGGAGTCAAATAGATAATTTTAGCGGGATTCCGTATAGTTATATATACACAAAGCCATTGTCGCAAATTGACCTATTTTTGTCGTTTTTAGGGGTTGACACGTCCAGACTGCGGGGAATCACTTTTTCGACCTAGACCACCTTGGAACGCTTTCGCAATTCTGGGGGCATTTTTGGGGGGTTTTAGACCCTATTGACTCCCATACCCGAATCAGAGTAGACTAATTTTGAGGCGTGGTTACTAACCCACTAACCGTTTGTGTTGGTAGATTCCGACTCATTAGTTTAATGGTTAAACTATTGCATTTTATGCATGGCAGCTATGCAAAATTGACTATTGTAATATCAGAATCTTGTCGTGCTAAAAAATACCGAATCACCTAGCGAATCAGGCTGTCGTGCGTTATCGTACGTCAACTGATTCGTCAACGGTAAATCTATGTCAAGGAGAATCTTGTTACGAATCGTTGTATTTTAGCCACACTATACCAAATTCCTTGTCAACCTATACTAAAGTACTATTGACAGCACTTTTGTACTACCGAATCACTACCCGAATCGGTATGTATCCGAAATATCCTGTCAACCTATCCTTTCGTATTATTGACATATCCTTTGGTATAGCGAACCTACCCTTTCGTATTGATTCGGTCAAATTCGGGTAGGTGTTGCAAAAATACCACAGACCCCCCACAGTGGAAATAAGGACCCCCCGCCAGTGGAAATAAGGATTGACCCCCACAGTGGAAATTGGTAATCTACTTACGAATCACCCCCGCAGTGGAAATTAGGAGGTACACATGAAAGTAGGCGACCCATACGTAGGTGAAGACGGGCAATGGTATTTCTACACAGAAGAGGACATAAGAAAGATGGGTAAAGTAAACGCAATGTATCAGACCCAAGTAGAAGCAGAGTACGAACGTGGTGCCACTGATGCATATTATGGTCGTCCACGTAACCCTAACCGTACAGATACGTACAAACTAGAATCATACCTAGAGGGTTACGAAGAAGAGCCATACGGCACAAAAGATTATGGGGTTGACACTGACTAGCGAATCAGTGTAGACCCCTCAGTAGAAACAGAAAGGAACTAACATGACACTAGCAGCAGACACAGTACGTAGCATCGTAGCAGCCAAAGGCACACAGTTTGCCACAGTTACATTTATCAAGAAGGACGGTACAGAACGTACAATCAACGGCCTCTTCAAGCCTAGCAGCAAGATCATTGGTAATGAGCAAGGTCAACGTAACAGTCAGGTCTTGCAACGCAACGGGCTTATCCCTATCTACTCTGTCGCAGAGAAGAAATGGAAATGCTTTAACGAGAACGCAGTAGTGGAGATTAACTGATGAAAGAGCAAGTGGAAGTAATGGATTACTGTGATGCAGAGATACGTGTGTATACAGTAGATCATGCATTCAGCCCCAAAGAGGAAACTAAATTAATTAGTGTTATCCCATTCATAAACTACCACTACGATAGGCGTAAAGAGTTCTGGTTGCGTGTGCAAACGATAGCCGACAATCTTGAGAAAGCCTATTCGTGTTGGGATCAGTATATACACATTGAGGTAAAGTTCAATCGCAAGTATTGTAACGAGGGATAATAATGAGAAAGTACGACATGAGGAATACATATACAGTCGCAGCAGTCCCATCAGACGTAGCATCACGCACGGCTCTACCTGCTGTACCTCTGCCAGTGAAAATACCGTACACTCTGGCAGATGCAGAAGAGATCGCAAAGCGTTACAATGAGAACCCAATCTACAAAGGTATCTTGCGTAACCATAGGTACAACCACTTTGTCGCTATGAGCCTAGAGGCACTGACAATGGACCCACCACCCTACTACCTTGGTGGCAGTAATGCTTGAGTGTCTGATAGCTGCAATATTCTTTGAGGCACGTGACCAACCGTTAGAAGGGCAGTTTGCCATAGGTGATGTCATTATGAACCGTGTGGAATCTGATAGGTGGCCTGACAATGTTTGTGATGTCGTCTATCAGAAGAAGCAATTTTCGTTCACACATGACGGAATGTCAGATAACCCATTGAAATACATGAAGAATGACTTGGAGAAAAGTGCCTATAAAACAGCCGTAGAGGTAGCCATAGAGGTTGACAAAGGTCACCGAATCGGTCTAACTAGCACTCATTATCACAGGGTTGATGTCAAACCCTACTGGGCGAAACACTATCTAAAGGATGGAACCATTGGAGAACACACATTCTATACCGCAGTGGATGGCAGATGAACTAGGGCTACTGATGCCCACCCCACTAGAGCAATTAGAGGAACTAGAAGGACCGTACAACCGTGAATATTATCAAGAGGTATTTAGTAAGGGCTACTACAGAAACCCCTACGATGAAAATGGTGAAATATCTTTCTAGGATATTGTCGGTACTCAGTGTACTGATCAACGTCCTACTAGGTGGATCACAGAACCAGACGTTCTCTGCACGTAACTGGCAGTGGAAGAAAGACAGCAAACCTAACATAGTGTGGCTGATAGACTTGATCTTTGGTAAGGGCCACTGTAGTGAGTGTTGGGTCTGGTGGA